AGCAGCATCCCATTGCAATATTAAATCTACTGGATTAAATGTATTTCTAGCATCATCATGTGGTAACCAAGAACCTGTACCATCAATTCTTCTAGTTGTTACTAAAGCAGGTCTAAAACCTGTATAGATAAATGGTCCATCTGCATTACCATTTCCAACATAACTTCCAAAGCTACTGTAGCCTTCAATTTCTGCAAACGCATAACATATATAATCACGACCACTATAATTACTATTACCATTAGTTCCTATATGAATTACTGAACTTGTTGGAGATGTACTATTCCAAGTAGTTCCTCCTCCAGTATCATAAGCACTATTATTATTTAAATATATTCTGCTTGTATTAGGACTTGGTAGTCCTTGATGATAAACTGTCAAATTATTGTCATTATTAAGTGCTTTAACTATAAGAAAAACTGGTGCTTTACTTAATCCATGTCCTAAAGTTTGTGCACTAGAACTTCCTGCGTACTGAATTATAGATATTCCTGCTTTATCATTAACTTGCACTGTAGTAGTTATTGAACCATCTGTATTACTAGCTGTTGTTCCTCCATTAACTTTCCAACACCAAGCAACCATACCATTACCACTACCATTATATCCTGCATCAGAACCAACAGTAAATCCATCACTACCAAAAGCTGTTAATCCATTAGAATCAGTTGATTCAGCATTATTTACTGCTGTTTGTAAAACTTTTGTTACACCTCTTGATGAATCAGTTAATTTAGGTCCCTGTGTTCCATCTCTATTTTTTATCCAAACTAAATCTGGTTGAAATCCTAATCCAGATACAGCATTACTACTTCCTGTTCCAGTATATGTTATACAATTAAATTGTTTTGTAGGATTTTCATCTGCTCCATTATCTCCTGCAGGGTCTATGTCATCTGATATAGGTAAGTTAGCTGAACATAAAGCTAAATAACCTGATGGTGGTGCATACTTAAAATCACCAAAACCATTAGCATCTGCATTACCACCTGCACTTATAGTTCCACCAAATGTAGAATCTTGTCCAAAGTTTGCTTTCCAAGTTACTGTTCCTGAACCATTTGCATGACCTACAGCAGGAAATACATTTTTAGGTATGCTTGTTCTAGCAGCTCCTGTTTTACTAGCACCACTTTCTGGATTACCAGAGTTTTGCCATGTATTATTTTTACCATAGTATACAGCATCATTATCAGCATCTATTGCTATTTGTATAATATCACCAGTAGTAAATGTTGAACCCCAACTTGATGTACTTGTATTTCCATCTTTATATAAAGTTCCATTTTGTGCATAAGAAGCTAAATTAGAAGTAAGCCAAGTTCTATTTCCAGATGGAACCCATACTTTAGTCATAATTGCTGATTCAGTTGAAGGATAATATCCTACATAAGCTGTTCCTGGTGTTGCACTTAAATAAAATTCTGCATAATATTTTCCTGTATTGCCTGTTGCTATAGTAGAAGCTATACCTACATTATCCCCTGCTCCTCCTCCTTGACAATTTCCAATAGCAAAATCACACCCTCCTACACCATTATTTTCTGTGTTATCTAAAGGATTAAACGTACTAAAATTTCCACTACTTGCCATATCAATTAACTCCCAAATGTTGGACTATCAAGAACTTGATGGTCTGTTCCCATATTATTTGCTGTAAAATCATTATTATTTCCTGAACTATCGTTTCCTAAATCACTTGCGTTTTCAAATTTAAGATGATAACCATTATTTCCAAAACTTCCTGTATACTGTTTAGGAATCCAAACACCATTTTTAAATTCACCTACATCTGTATATGATGCTGAACCATCAACAACTATTACTTCTGCTATATATCCATCATAATAAGAACTACTATTAGCAGGACTTCTACCAAAATTAGTAGTTCCTCCATTTTTTGTAAAAGCAAAATCTAAACCTGAAGTTATATTTGTAGTTCCACTATTGCTCCAAAAATTTGAATCTGTAAATGATGGATATATTAATCCATTTATATACCATTTAAATCTATCAGCAGAAGTACCATCATCAGAGTTATATTCTATTATAAAATTTGTCCAACCACTAGGGTCACGAAATCTTGCAGTTGTAGTATGTGCAGCACCACCTCCATTAATTGTCATTGTTACTGCATCACTAAATCCTGTAGGATTATTTGTATTAAATTCAATTCTTAAATTACTTGAACCATCACCTCCTGCTATAGCTTCATTAGTTGTAGAACCTATATTATTAGCTCTTTTAAACCAAAATGATATAAGACCTACATCTTCATTAGTAGCTGTTCCACTATTACTACGAGATAAATAACTACTACTCCCATCATCAAATCTAACTGAGTGTTCTATCTGATGGGAATAAAATCCTGCTGCACCTGATGCACTAGGTATTGCATTTTCATTTTGGAGAATACCCATTAGGCAAATATAGCTGAGTTAGTTAAGTAAGCATTTGTACCATCTGATAAGTACGATATTAAATATGTACCAGCACTAGATACTGTAGTAGCTAAATTTGCATCTGCTTTGCTATTTGCGTGTAATGATACAGTATGTCCACCACTATTAATTAATAATATGTAGCCAGATTGTCCATCAGCAAAATTAGTAAATGTCAAGGCAAAGTTACCACTAGGAGTACATTTAAAATTATTATTTGCGTTCATATCAAAACTACCATCATTGTCTGTTGTCAAAGCATTTCTATTTACACCAGTAAATGCGTTAGTAGTTGCTAACTGTGGTACTGTAGAATCAATAGCTACTGTTACTGTATCGGTAGAACCTACAACTGTATCTATACCTGTACCTCCAGCAATATCTACTGTGTTACCATCCTCTATGGTTTGATTACTACCACTATCACCAGTTAGTGTAAAAGAACTCATAGAACCTGCTGATGTACCTAACTGTGATAACATTTGAAAAGATGTACCATCATAAATTACAGATACGATTGCATTTTGTTCTATATCACCAGCTGCAATATCTTGGTCATTTTTCTTTTTAATATTTTTTGTACCTAAAGCATTTACATTTAAGGTAGAAGCACCAGTTGATGTGTTAGCTGCTTTGAAGTGAAATACTTGTCCTGCCACATACGCAGTTACTGCTGGTGTTAAAGCTATAGCATAAGTATTAGCACTACCACCACTATCTGTTGCTTGGAATATTAAACCACCATCTTGTATCTGTCCTGCGTTTACTGCATCTGTGTGTGCAGTACCATCTCCTAATCTTGTTATTCTATATGTACCAGCATCAAGATTAGCTGTTGCTGCATTTGAACCATCTTTGTTTAAACATTGGTTAATACCTGTTGCTAAATCTTGATCGTGGGTATCGTGTCTGTCTGCAACAATCTTTGTTCCTGCATCTCTGTTACTTTGCCAAATCTGAGTACCTGTAAATACTCCATCTGACCTTGTGTATGTTCCTCCTGACCAACCCATAATTGTTCTCCTTTCGTTCTTTTTATCTTATATTTGTTTATAAATCAATTAATTATTATTTTCTTCTAAGTTTTTTCCTAAGTTTACTATAAATTGTATTACTTCTGGATTATGTCCTGCAAATATAGTTCCTGCTTTTACTAAATGTTTAAAATATAAATCTGGTTTATTATCTGCTGCTATTTTAGTACCTTGAACTAACCATTTTACTACTTTTGGGTCTGATAAAGCTCTTGCTCCACCATAAGCACCTACTCCAGTTAACAAAACATTTTGCAACCCTGTAACAGCTCCTAGTGTTCCAAGTCCACCTAATAAAGCTAAAGTTCCTACAGATGATTTATCAGTAGGACCACCCTTTAAACTTTTTACACCTGATTCCCTTATAGCATTACTAACATTTGCTAAATAATCTAAATCATCAGATAAACCTTTATAATAAGGAGAACTAAATAAAGTTTTTTTAGCTTCTTTATTTAAACTTGACCAATTATTTAAAAATGCTTCACTACTAAAAGTTTCTTCTATTCCTTCTTCTAACCCTCTTTGTTTTGTAGGAACTTTACCTAATTCTTCTATAATATTTTTTTGCACTAATGCAAATTCATCAGGTTTTAATGCTTGTTTTAAACCAAATATATACTGTGCATCTAATTTATTTGCATCTTGTAAAAATTTAATTACTTTACCATTATCTACTTTTCTAATTTTATCTAAAACATTTTCTATTTTATTAGCACCAAATTTATAAAAACGATTAGCTGCTGCCATAGCTTTAAATGCTTCTGGTCCAGCACCTTTAGCAATACTTTGTAAATCTTCAGATAAAGCTCCATATATTCTTTTTAACTCGCCTTGAGAAAAGTCATCTAACAAACTTTTATTAGATATTTTATTTCCTATCAAACTTCTTATTTCTTTTAATCTTTCAAAATTTAAACTTCCTTCATCTATATTATCTAATATTTCAGCTCTTAATTTTACTAATCCTGGTGATTGAAGAACACTATTTTTTTTAGCTTTATTAGTGGCTATAGTAGTTACAGGTCTATTTAAATCATCTACGAATATTTTTTGTCCTTCTTCTACTATTTCACCTAACTCTGCTAAAATTTTAATATCTTTTTTTGTGGCTACTTTAGTTTTTCTAGCTCCAGAAGGTTTAGCTAATGTTTCTAATATATTTATTAAATTTGGTACTGATTGTTGTTGTAAACCTACTTTACTTCCTATTAAATCAAAAGCATCATTATAATATTTAGTTGATTTAGTTTTAAATCTCATTACAGAATTATCTATACCTTCTTTAACAAAATTATCTAAATTAGGAGGTAAAAACTTAGCATCTTTTGGTAAAATTTTATTTACTGTATTTAATAAAGATTTACCCATTTCTTTTTGTAAATTTCTACCTACTCCATATAATCTTTCTCTTGAAAATGGTAAGTTAGCATATAAACTTTCTAATGTTCCAAATAATTCTCTACCTATAAAAGAAGGTTTAGTTAAAGTTATAGACGCAGGTTGCACATTAGCTTTAGCAAAAATATCTAAATTTTTTGTTATTCTGTCCTTAGTTGCTTTAGATGCACCTGTAAATACTGCTTTACCAGCTTTTAATAAAGCAGGTCCTCCTACTTCTGATAATCCTCCTAACCCAAAATCATAAAGTCTTTTTATACCATATTCTTTTGGTGTCCTTACTATTTCTCCACCACCTAATTGAAAAGCTCTGTCAGATGCTTCTTCTGCTGCTAATACGCCTAATCCTGCTCCTGCAAACATCTTATATGGGTTTGGTGCACCTTTAATTGCTCCTCCTATACTTGCTACAGTTGCAGCTGCTGGTCTTGGTATAAAAGCACTAATATCTCCTATATCAAATCCTGGTTTATTAAAATAAGAATATTGTCCTGTGTCCTTATCTTGTATTACAAAATTATCTCCTTGTCCAAATTGTTTAGTTGACACAGCTTCTGGATATAATTTTTTAATAGTAGCATCTTTTGATGCTTGATTAGGTGCTAGTCCTATAAAAGACCTTTCTGCTGTAGATACACCTTCAGTTCCTATATTAGTATTTTGTATGTCTTGTAATGTAAATCCTGAATTTTCTATTAATTTTTCTATAACTTCATCTTTCATAGCATTAGGTATATCATCATCATCTATTAATTGTTTAATTCTTAATTTAGTTTCTATTATACTTGCCATTTATATTCCGTATTTATTTCTTAATAATGTTTTTATATCTTGTTGACTTTTTGGTACTATTGCACCTTGTCTCTTACTATATATGCTAGTTATATTTTTAGGATATAAAGAATATAAAGATAACAACCTAGAATCAAATATTTGTTTTGCTGTTTTAATTGCTTCTCTAATTTCTTTTTCTGTTTTAGCAAAACCTAAAGGATATTCATTTCTAAATCTTTCAAATTCTGGCACAGTTACAGCAGCACCACTTCTATCTTTTAACTCTAAATTTATTAATTTATTATATAATAATCTAAATTGTTTACCTTCAGCAGATAATAAAAATTTAGGTACACCTCCAGCAAAAGGACCTGCTCCTGGTATATTATCTAAATCTTTTATAAAATTTTCTAAATTAGATAGTGTAGTATAACTTGTTACTATATCTGCTTTATTTATATCTGATGCTAAATTGCTAACATCTTTTTTAATTCTAGCAGCTATAGGTGCAGGAGCTTTATTTACTTTTTCTTCAGTATCTATGCTTTCGACATCTGTTTTAGGATAGTTTAAAATATTAGATATTACATCTCCTATAGTATCTATAGGTAGACCTTGGTCAGTATATTGTTTTCCTCTGCTTAATCTTGCTGCAACTGCACTAATTTGTGCTTCATTTAAAGTAATATCTGGTCTAGTTTTTATATACTCTCTTACAGCATTTTCATTACTTTCTTGAAAACTCTCAGCCCTATTTTTTGTTGTTTGTTTAGCATCATCAACTATTTTATAATCTGAGTTTTCATAAAGTTCATATACTTTACTTTCTGGATTTAAAAGAACTTGTTTTATTTCACCATTGACAATAAATGCAGCAGTCTTAGTAGGAAAAATATTACCATCTTTTTCTACATTTACAGGTGATATATTTTGATATTTACCTTCTTCTTTTTGTTCTTCTGCTTGTAAGTAATTATATACTTCTAGTGGACTTCTACCAGAAGCTGAAGCTAACTCAAATAAATCTGCTGCTTTTATATCTTTTACATTTTCTTTACCTGTTAAGAAGTTCGCAGCTTTTGCAAAGAAATTATCTGCTTTAGGTGTTCCTGGTATATCTACTGTTGCAGGAGTAAATACATCTTGTGTTCCAGTATATAAAAATCTTTCTTGTTCTGGTATTTGGTCTAGTGTTACTTCTCCACTTCTATCTATAGGAGTTACAAAACCTTCTCCTAAAGACATATCTTGTTTTAATGCACTTGCTAAATTAGATTCTGTTAATGGTACATCCGTACTTTGTGTAGCTTCAAAGAATTGTCCAGTAGGTCCTACTATTTTACCATCAACTTGTCTATTAATTAATGCTTGAGTTAATTTAGTATCTGCTATATTTGCTTGTTCTTCTCTTAATTGTGCAGCTTTTAATGCGTTTCTAGATCTAGCACCTGCTAATACTTGTGCTGTTAATACACCTGCTACTGGTCCTATACCACCTCCAGCTGCTGCTGTATACATAGATGGAGAACCTATAGCACTAGATTGAGCTGCTTCTTGTCTAGCCCTTTCTAATAATTGTTGTATTAATGGGTCTTCTTGTCTTCTTGGAAATACTCTTGTTACTGCCATATTATATTCTTTCCATATTTACATCTAGTTGACTATAATCTACCATCATGTGTCCGAAGATATTTTCAAATACTGCTGATGGTTTTACTTTCTTAACTTCTTGTGCCATCACACCAGTATATTTTTGTGGAGACCAATTATACTCAAACTCATAAACATTTAATCCAGATTTAGATTTAGATTTGTATTTGATATTTTTCTTTAATCTTTTATCTGATGATAATGCTGTGCCTAATGCTGCCATTTGAGCCCCATAAGCTGCTGTTTCTGTTCCAAATCTTCTTTGTGCATCAAGACCTTGTGCTTGTGTTGCTGCAAAGATTGGTGGAGGTGCAATACTTGTTGCTGGTACATCTAATCCAGTTGTTGCTACTTGCCCACCTCTAGTTGTTGGAGATGGTAGTCCTGTTAATGTAGCGATCTCTGATAGTGGTACTTCTCTTTGTAATAATAAATCTGCAAGTTGTCTATCTCTCATTCTTTCTTGTTCTGCTACACGACTAGCTGCATCACTTATCTGAAAACTTCTTAATCCAGTAGCTCTGCCTAATTGAGCATCAGCTAATGCTTGTCCTTCTCTAATAGAATCAGCAGCCACACCTTGTAAGGCATCATTCTGAGCCATTCTAAGCTCTGCAAATGCGTTATTATATGCAGTAGAACCTTCTGGTATTCCTGAATTAATTAATTGGGTTCTAAGGTCTATTTCTTGTTGTTGAAATTGTGGTTGTAATCTACCTACTGCTCTGTTATAATATGCACCTTCTACTCTATTTGCATAATCACCTAATGCTTCCATTGTAGGTACTTCAGCAAAACTACTTCTATCTATCATACCTGGTTGTGAAGGTAAACTAGCTAGACTAAAAGTTTCTTGTGGTAATCCACCTAATAATCTACCAGCAGTATCTAAATACGCATCTTGTATTCCTACTTGTTTTTGTCTTTGTGCTTCATACTCTGGTGTTAAGGTATAATCTAATCTAAATCTATCATCACCTAAATCTGTAACTCTAGTTGTATCATAAGGAGAAAAAACATCAGGTCGATTCATTCTACCTTCTACCCTAGCAGTTTCTACATTTGCTGCTCCTTGTGCCTGTGCTGCACCTGCGTAATCTGGTGCTGCTGGTGGCTTTGGAGGACTAAATATATTACTTACAAAACTCATGCTATTTCCTTCCTTAATAATACTGCTTGTTTTTTATAACCTTTCAATGATTTTTCCCAACCCATTCTTCCTAAAATGTCAACACATTTATATTTTTTTTCTTTTGCATACTTTATAATCTTTTTTTCTAAATTTTTCAAACTATTTAATTCTCCACCTGCTAAACCTATACGAAGTGTGTCAACATAATCTGCTGTAATCACAACACTTTTTTCATCCATAAATATTTGGTATGTACCATCAGTCAACCCTTTTTCTATTTCTTCTTTTGTTAGATTATCTGCTATCGCTGTAGCTGGTTCTAACAGTTTCCATATTCTATCTGTAAGTATCATAAACCTACTCCTTTTTCATAATATATATCTGTACTGTGCCATTTTATACTTTGAGCTTGTGTACTTGTTCGTATTCTTATTGCTGCGTTCCAACCAATATCTGCAACACTTCTCCATACTAATTGTGAAGCTACTGTACCTGCCCAAGAACTTACATCCCAAGTAGCTGTGTCCCAATCAGCTCCTTCAGTAGAAGCTGCACTTGGTGTATATACACTTGTACCATCATTAAAGTCTACATCAAATCCAATACTTACTGGTAAGTCTGCATCTGATGATACTACAGGTCTTATAGCAGTATATCTTTTTGTAGTTCCTCTACCTCCATAATAAACAAATGCTGTTTTTGCATCTCCTTGTATTTGCGTTCCTGCATCACTTAATCCATTATCTGCTTTATAAACTTTATCTTCCCCACCGAAATATAGATCACCATTCAGTAGTCCCCAGCAATAGCTATTCTGCCCTGTGAATCTACCCCAAGCCCCAGTATTTAAATTAACAACAAACTGCACAAATGAGCCACTTGTATCGTTTGGTACATTAAATATTCCAAATTGTCCTCTAGGGTAAATAATTGATTCCCACCCAAAAGTAGATTTAAAATTAGTTACTGCTGTTAATACACTACCACTTATTTTATCTGATATAGCTTTTGCATAATTAGTTTCACTCTCTGCATACATTTGTGTCATTGGAACAAAACCAGATTCTGTAATTACTATTAGTTCTGCTCCTACATTTACTACACATCTATCTCCTATAGGTCTTGCTATTTTAAAAACACCTACTAAAGACCATGCAGAAGCACTACTAGGGTCTGTACCTGTATATACTGCTACTTCTCCTTCTGATGTTATAAATGCTATATAATCATCTGAACCAGAACCACCATCTCTAGTTAAAGTACCAGCTGCTACTAAATTACCACCACGATTAAATACACTTCCTAAATCAAATTCAGTAGCATTTCCTGCTACACTATTTACAGGTAAATAAGCAAAAGTTAAACTATCTTTCATTATAAAAAATAGCCTTTCTTTGTATACTGCTACATTCTTAATATTTGAAGATGTAATATGATTTAATGTAGGAGTAGCCCATGTAGTTCCATTATAATGCCTAGCAGCATCAGCACCATTTACTACGAATAAGAATGAACCTCCAGAAGTAGTAAAATTTACAAATTGAAACTTTGCATTGGTTAAACTTGAAACAACTGCACTACCTAACGAACCACTAGAAGTTACATCATAAATAGCTGTACCACTAGCTGCAAATAATTTATTAGCTGTAGGAGAATGATACGTTAATAAACTATGCACAGCAGCAGAAAAACCAGTAACGTGATTAGTAAAACCTTTTCGTAAACTTACATCTGTAGAACCAGGAAAGAAATTATCTAATCGAATAGCATCTGTTTGTGGCATCAAGTCCACAGCATCTCTTGTATTCAAACCACCAATAGGTGCTGATAAAGAGGTACTCTCACCAGTAGGATTAAAGACCATTATTTTTTACCTTTATATCCTGAAGCATAAATAGCTCTGGCTTGTCGTTGAGCTTTATTCTTTGTTTTATATACTTTTCCTTTTTTTCCAAATCTATAACCACCCTTTACTTTTTTAACAGGCATTATAGTGAAAAGTTTCCTTCTGGTTCGTTAACAGGAAGATATAATCTTTTTGGTCCTGCCATACGAATGATTTGCTTTGCACCATCTTTGGATTGCTTTTCTGATAACTTCAATCGGTATTCTTGGAATTGATTATCATAAGGCAACCCCTTTTGTTTTAAAAATCTCCATATTACTCCTAGAGTTATTATATCTTCATCTAGGACTGTTGTATTACTATCTGCTGCATAACTTGTTGCATTTGCATTACCATCACCAGTTGTATCTACCCAATTCTTGCTGATATATTCAAATGCTACTGTTTCACCAGCAGGAGGTGTAGGACTAAATAATAAGTTACCACCTCTTATTCTAAAATAATTTGTTATACCACTACTAACACTTGCTTTTAATCTTTGCCATTGTGCATTATTTAATGGTCCGTAATATTTTCTATCTGTAGTTCTATTCCACATAGTATCATTACTAAATCGTAAAAAGTCTGTAGCTATAGTTGTTAACGCACCTTGACTTTCTGCTGCAAGTGTGGTATGCAATTCTTCTTTGATTAATACTTGCCAATCATAACCAGATACTAGATTTTTACCTTCTCTGTTAGCAGCTGCTGTTAATTGTATATTAGTAGTATCAGTAGAACCTATTAATGTCGAAGGACTAGGTATACCGATTTCTTTAGCTGCATCTTGGCATATTGTTAATAATGTCATTCACCCACCACAGGTTGTTGAGGTTTTACATCTTTACCACCAGCTAAAAATTGTTTAGCTTCTTTTCTATGGTCCAATACATCTTTACCTAATCCATGACAAGCACCATCAGATAATCCTGCTAATTGTTCTATAGATGTAATCCCTTCCATTTCGAAAAATTTTTTTTTGTTTATATTCAATGATTTTAATTTAGTTAAAGGTGTTTCTTTTTTTGCACTTTTAACTGGCTTTTTGTTTTTATAATACGCATTGTAATCATCAGGAAATTCTTGTTTAATCTGTTCCTCTTTATCTTTCATTTTATAAATTACAGTATTTGGGTCTCCTATTAATTTAATTTCTACTAAATCAAATTTATCAGTAGGGTCTCTGTAAATTGTTATTCTTTTGTTTCCTGTCATACTTATCTCCTTTTAGTGTGGGGGACTTTCACCCCCACTATTATAATGCTCTAACCAGCAAATTGACAAGCAATTATTTTAGCTGAAGCATCTATAGCAAATGCACATACTGCTGAAGTAGCTGCACCAGTTACATCTAGTGTACCATCACCAGCACCTGTTGGTGTTAATGGGTCTCCATCAGCACCTGCTGTTAATGCAATAGATAGAGTTGCTGTTCCACCTATCTGTATCCAAGCATACTGTCCGTCTGTTGGAGCAGATTGTAAAACACCAGCACCTATCTCTGCTGAATCAGATAAATCACTTGTTACTACATTTACTGCACCAGCAGAAGCACCAGATGGTGCATAGTAATAAGCAACTTGTCCACTTACTGCTGCAACACTTCCTGCACCAGTATCGTATTGAATATATTTGAATGTGTTTCCACTTGCATCCATACCCTTTTGTCCGAGTGCAAATGTAGCAGAATCACTAACTTCAGTTACATCCATTCCTGTAATATAAGCCATAATGTTTTCTCCTTATTATGCTTGTATGATGCCTTGTCTTCCTCTGTTTGAACAGGTCATATTTCCTGCCCATACTACAGGCAATACCATAGCATCTTGGTTAACAGAAGCCTTCTCACCTAAAGGTGTAAATTCTCTACCTTGAGCTGAACGAAGGAATAAATAGTCCGTATTTAAGAAATACATCTTATCACTTGGACATTGGTCATCATAGAACACAGGTGCGTTCATAAACATTAAGTTCATAAAACCTGCACTAGCATTATCATCACTTGTAAATCTTTGGTTAGTCTGTAAAGAACTCCAATAGAAATTAAAGTAATTTGTATCTGCTACGATACAATCAGGAACATCAGCTCCTCTTGTAGTGCTTAACCAAAGTGTGTTCATAGCTGTTTGTATAGTTGTAGCACTAGGAGTTACACTCTCGGTACTAAAATCATACACTTGGTTCTGCCAGAATGTGTAAGTAGTAGAGTTAATACCACCAACTGTGTTTCCGACTGTACCAGGAACTATCAACTGTAATCCACCTAGTTCTTTACCATCTGTACCAGTACCATCAGCATACAAAGATGTAGCCATAGTATTGTTTAATGTTTTTTCTAAGTTTCTTACTCTTGATTTAAGCAAGTTAAAGATTGCTTCTTTTCCTGAGTTTTCGACCTGTTCTAATCCAGATATAACCACATTACCAGCTAATTGTTTATAATTAAACTCAGCTGCTGTAAATACGTTGGATGTAGATGTGTCTAATACTTCGTAACCACTATACCATTTTGCAGTTGAGTTAGTTGCATATTCTAATTCTTGCACAATG